GATATTGATAAAGATAAACTTGGAAAAAAATATTTGAATCCAAAATATTTGGATAGAGTATTAGATACATATATGAATTGCCGTCAATTTCTAGTTGGAAACGGCGCGTATAAACTAGTTCAATCTATTAATACTTCTCTTCCACTTCATGAACAATGGGAAGTGTTCACATCATATAATCAAATCTTTGAATTCGATGGCAGATATAGTTATAGTAATTACTGTCAAAAATTATATAAACGTCACTTTAGAGCAGTTAATAGGTTAATTCACCAATATAATTATTTGGAACAAGATAAAAGCGCTAAACTATATAGAAATATTTTAATACTAAAATAATTCAATTTTGTAAAGAATTTCAGGATAAATTATTTTATTTTCAATACCAATATATTCGTATTTTTTTCCTTCAATATATTCTAATTGAATATTTAAAGGTAGTTCACTATAATCCATTAAACAAATATTGTAAAAAGCTCGATCGTCTGTGTAGTGTAAATATCCGAATACTAAACTTAAATCTTCTACGGAAAGACAGTGTTTATTTTCATAAAGGCTAATAATAGTATTTTTATCTAATGTAATTTTATAAACATCCTGTAATTTAGACCAGACAAAATCTATATTTATATCAGTTTCATTACAATATTCAGATAATCTCAATTGTTCGATGCGACCTACTTCACAATAACGTCCTCCTATTTTTAAATTGAGTATATTTTCTTTTATAGCAAAACATATTTCTATAATTCTAGATTTCTTTTCATCTTTATAAATATTTCTAGCATCTAATGTTAATAATAATTTAGTAAAATTTTTATTTTTTTTCATACCTGATATATATTTATAAATATTGATAAGTTTAATATTTAACAAAGGCTGTCTAAATATTGTATATAATGACATTTAAAACAATTATTGATTATTTTTCAGAAACACCAAATTCTGAAAATAAATTGTTTCATCGTAAAAAACCATTAGGAGTATTAATAAAACCAACCGAACAAACAGTCGAAGAACCTGTAACTGCTTTTTTACAAAATTTTTCTATGCCAAAAAAAAAAACTACTATACAGACTGGCAATCAAAATATTAAATTTGAATTAAATTCATTAGATAATAAAAATATAGTTGACAATATAATGATAAAAAAAAATACAGAACAAGTAGTCAATCCTCCTAAATTTGAAGGTATACGTATTTATACGGATGGCAGTTGTATTTTAAATGGTAAACCGAATGCTAGAGGTGGATGGGCTGTTTATTTTCCTAATGGAGAATTTTCAAATGCTGCTCAAAAATATACAAATTATCCAACAAATCAACGTTGTGAATTAACAGCAATTCAAATGGCATTTGAAATAACAAAATCGTATATTTTAGATGGCGGTAAAATTGAACTTTTCACAGACAGTGAATATAGTTTAAAGTGTTTACAAGAATATTGTAAAAAATGGTCTATTAATGGTTGGTTAAAAGCAGACAAAAATCCAATTGAAAATCGTGATATCATAGAACCATTATATAACTTTTACAGTATGTATTGGCGTCAAATAACTATGAAACATGTTCGAGCCCATACTGGTCGACAAGATGAACACAGTAAGGCTAATGAAATTGTTGATCAAATGGCTCGTTCTACTATTTCCTAATTAGTAAATCACACATACCACTTTTAATTCGTAAAATATTAAAATTAACTATAATGACTTTTATGTTAAATTTATATGCGTATTTTTCATTATTATAGGGTTGAAATTCATTTGGCTGTGGTTTATAAATTGGATTAGGTGCTATTATTGGTAAACCAATAAAAGTTTGTTGAAAAAGTGTTGCTACTGATGTTCGTGATTGTTCTCTAGGTAATCCGCCACCATCAATATTTTTTTGTAAAGTCATAAAAATAGGTTTATATGGCGGTTCATTTGTTAATTCTATTAAAAGTTGGGCATTATTAATACGATCCATATTTAAAAATCCACTTGGTTGATATTGAAGAGGATTAATTGAAAAACTATAATTGTATATATAATCTAATGTATTAAAATTATATCTATGAATTAAAGGCTGAACAAGTGCTAAATAAGGACTTTCAAGTGCTTTAAATCTATATTGTTTATCTAATAATAATGATACATTTTGTATAATATTATGGGTAGGTAACAAGTTTTGATTAGCATAATAGAACCAATATTGTCTTAAAAAATTAGTTGGTGTATAGGATGAATATATATAATCTACTGGTTTTAATAGATCTGCATCTTTTTCATCATAATTTTCTAATTGACTATATTGTCCATACGTATTTCGACTAAATGTATCATCACGACTTGGTAAAATCCATATTTCTTTAATAGGTAATCGTTGATTGATATTTATATTCGTATATTTTTCATATATTCCTTCTTGTATAATTTCTGTATTTTGGTCAATTAAATAGTCTATACTACTGGCTCGTAATTTATTAAACTCGTCTGGTTCTAGAAAAGCACAGTGAGCATTAAAAGAAATTAAAAATTTACCTTTTACTAATTTTTTCAGTGTTTCAATATAATCTGTCTGTTTTAGATAATTATTTTGTTCTAACTCAACATTAAATAAACCTAATTGTATAATAATAAATGGGTTATCGGTTGGTTCAAATCCAACCCCATTTGTATAACTAATACTGAATTGTCTAACATTTTCTATAAAATTTACATTCCAAGTTATTATAGTATTTGTTTTCCACTTCATTTTTCCACCATTATTTATAGTATTTAATAAGGATGTTAATATAAATGACAATGAAGGTCCGGTATATACTCCATCAGGTATGGTTGAAACATATTCTGTATTTGGGTGAAATCCATTCGGTGAAGTAACCTTAATATAATTATTTCCTCTATTAGCATATATACTATAGGTTCTCGAAATTGTTTGAATATAACTAGGTACTAGATATGCTATTTGAATTCTACTGTAATTTTCATATTGAAAATTATCTATTGAATTACTATAAGGTGCTATACGTTTACCATAATATGGACTGCCTATTTTATTTTCAATGATAGTAATCCATTGTTTAAGCGGTTTTATTGTTATTTTAAAATACAAAGATTGATATTCTAAATTTAAAAATGGTATACTTAATGACCAATCTTTTGAAAAATAGAACGGTATATAAATATACAATAAAGTTTCATTATTTAAAATTTTATTTTTATTCGGTGTATTATTAATATTAACAAGTGACAAAGACTGAATATATTTTTCGTATTGTAAATATCTTTTATAGTATATGTTAATCCAGTCAGATGAAAATTCTTGAATAATTTCTCCACCTATTATAAGTTGTATTTTATCAATAATATGAATACCTAAATTATTAATCCATTTAAGTTGTAATTTTTCATCTTGTAATACAGTAGGTATATCAACTTTTAAATAAATATTACATAATAAATGTCCTATATTATCAATTCTACTATAATAATCCATCGGTTTTTCCCAATCGGGTTCAATATTTCTATTAAACTGAACACTAACATTTTCTATAGAGAAATTTGTAAATTTTTTATACACTGATTTAAAAAATGTAATTTTTGGTTGATAATTTGTAAAATCTCCTCCATCTTGTTGATAAGTAGTTATCTGTAGAAAACCACCTGGCATTCTAATATATATATTCCGTTATTATCTTTTTTAGATTAAAATAAAATTGAAATAAATCACTTTTATCTATATTGATTAAAAAATGATATATTTACAAGATTTAATAAAAGGTCAAACAGGTAAAATAGAATTATATAAGCCGTATGGACTAACACCTAAAGAAATGGTTGATAAAGCATTAGAAATTACAGGAGCTAAAAAGGGGTCTTTTAGTGGGCGTTTAGACCCAATGGCATGTGGTATAATAAATATTTATCTTAATGATAGTTGTTTAACATCAAAACAGGATGATAAATTGAATAAAAAATATCGTTTTAAAATGGGTATAGGTATTTATTCAAATACAAATGATTTACTTGGTGTTCCAACTATAGTTGAAACGGATGAAATAATTATATATAATATTCAAAATAGTATATCAAAATTTTTGGAAAAACTGAAAATAGGAAATTATTTACAAAAACAACCAATACATAGTAGTTATGTAGTAAGAAATACAGATAATATAAAAAATCCTTTATGGTGGTGGGCTAAATTGAATCGTATTGATGAAATTGAAGTTCCATCTTTTATGCGAAAATTATTTGATTATAAAATTTTAAAATCGGAGTATACGTGTATAGATAGTATAGCGAGACTCGCTATTGAAAGAATCGGTTTAATTCATTTAAAACATGAATTCAATCAGTGCGAGATTATCGAGTGTTGGAAAAAACAATTACATAATATGGATGAAATATCTATTATTGAAATGGAAATAACTGTTTCCAGCGGTTTTTATGTTCGGCAATTAGTTGAAGATATAGGTATAGAATTAGGACTAAAAACAATTACAATTGAAATAGAACGTTTATCCTATATTCCATTATAATTACTATTTTTAAGATAGTTAAAACAAATTTCTCTCTATTTTGATATATATGTTTATAGTAATATTTATTACCGCTACAATTGTTGGGTTTTTATTTTATTTAAACCGTCAAAAATCAGCAATAAATAATAGAATGAAAAAAATAGGCTCAGGTTTTTTTCCTAAAAATGGTTTGAATAGATATTTAACTTATACTGAACCAACAATAACATCAAATTTTCTTCAATCTACAAATAATTATAGACGTGTTAATAAATGTATGCCAAATCAACCTAATCTTGAACTATGTAGTGAAACTAATAGTAATAGAATAGAAACGAATATTCAATATGTAAAACAACCATATGTATTACAACAATAAATTTAGAATCATATTTAACAACACATTTTTATTTTAAATATGATTCATTTATAATGTTATATGACATCATATTAAGCTATAGAAAGACTGAACGGCTATCATATTTACAAAAGGTTTGAACAATTTCTTGTAGTCTTGTGATTTAAAATAGGTGCGACATCTACACATAAAAACTCAAAAATAGTCCTCCATGAATTAGCATTGTAGCACCCCGCCCAATTGATTTTATTTTGTGGATTTTCAACTTTTATTAAAATATTCTATTATACATTCTAATGCTTAGTAGTTATTAAGATTCTTCAATATCACTTGCTCCATCTATTTTAATATTTCGTATAATTTCTCGTAAATTTAATAAATCAGTTTCATCGTGTATAGACCTTAGTCTTTCAATTATTTCTAATTTTATATATCTTTTATCATATTTACAATCTGAAATTTTCCATA